AACTAGAATTGTTGTTTGGCAAAGAAGGTGCAGCGCATTACCGTACTTTGAATGATGTAACAAAAGACTTGCAAACCGTTCCTCGAGGCACGACTAACCCATCAGGCACTGCTGCACAAATTGGTGCAATGCTTGCAGAATCAGGCGCACAGTTTGCACTTAGTGGAATACCCGCGCCAATTGCGACGCTAGGAAAAATGGCTTATGACAAACGTCAGACAGCAAAAAAGCTAAACAAGATCAACGAGTTTATTGAGTACGGCAAAAACCAATAAGGACGAACCATGTCAGTCAACCTATCCCCTATCGGTAACGGGTTTCAATTCCTCACGACTTCGGGAAGCCCGCTTTCCGGTGGTTTGATCTACACTTATCAAGCAGGGTCTAGCACGCCGCTAGCGACGTATACCGACAACAGTGGAACGATTGCAAACGCAAACCCTATTGTTCTCGGTAGCGATGGTCGCCCTGCAACTGAAATTTGGATGACGTATGGATACAACTACAAGTTTGTCCTAAAGGATTCTGCGGGCGTATTGATTCAAACCTATGACAATCTTTACGGAATTCTAGGAACGATTCCAGCAACGTCGCCCAGCCTGCCTTCGGGCGTGATTGTGTTGTGGTCGGGTGCGACTGGATCAATCCCTACTGGTTACTATCTGTGCGATGGTTCTAATGGCACTCCCGATCTTCGCAATCGGTTTATTGTTGGCGCAGGTTCGACTTACGCGGTAGCTGCGACTGGTGGTTCTGCTGATGCGGTAGTGGTAAGCCATACGCACACGGCAACTGCAACGGATTCCGGGCATACGCACACCTACACTGCCAACAACGGCAACATTAACGCTGCTGGCTCGCCCGGTGTGCAGTCAGGCAATGCGTCTACCTACACGACCGCGACCGGCTATGCAAACGTATCAGTAACCAACGCATCAACGGGTGTTAGCGGAACGAATGCTAACCTGCCTCCGTACTACGCACTTGCGTACATTATGAAGTCGTAATCATGGACGATATGGATACCCGATTGTCTGTGCATGAAGCAGTTTGTGCAGAGCGATGGAAAGAAACCATTCTCCGCATTAAACGGATTGAATCTATCGGTATAGCCTGTGCTGGCTCAATCATTCTTTTGTTGCTGCATCTAGTGACAAAAACAGGGGGCTAAATGAATGCTCGATCCCGTTACCATAGGAGCAGCGTTTGCTGTAGCTAAGACTTCGGTCGCCTTTGTCAAAGAGGCGATCAACATGGGTAAGGAAATCCGTGATTGCTACGGAGAACTGTCCCAATTCTTTACCGCGCAAGGTCAGATAGAAAAAGCCGCCAAACAAGTCGAAGCGGCAAAGGCAGCACCAAAGCCTGACGATCCAAAAGAAGCCGAACAGCATGAATCGGCTTTGTCACAGGCTTTTACCATCGTCATGCAGCGCAAGCAGATGCGCGAATTTGAGCAAGAACTGCGAGATATGTTCACGCTTAAGGGCGAGCTAGACCTATATCACGAACTGTGCGCCGAACGACAGCGCATTGTCGGGGAGCAGGATGAAGCCGCTAGGGAAGCCATCCGCAAGGCTAGGTTGGCTAAAGACAGAGCAGCTAGGAAGAAGCAGGAACAAGAAGAACTGTTAATGTCAGCGGGAATCTTCGTGTTTCTAGGCATAGGCGGCATCATTATTTTCGTCGCCATCTACTTTAGAGGATGACATGTTTCCACTCGGCGCAGTCTTAGACATAGGCAGCAAGATACTAGACAAGGTATTTCCTGATCCTGCACAGGCTGAAGCTGCCAAGCTAAAGTTGTTAGAGATGCAGCAGAACGGCGAACTGGCGCAACTGAATGCGGATGTGTCTGAGCAGCATGAACTGACCGACCGGCTCAAAGCAGACATGGCTTCGGACTCATGGCTATCTAAGAACATTCGACCGACTACTTTGATTTTCATTCTTGTTACTTACACCGTGTTTGGTCTTATGTCGGCATGGGACATTGAGGTTAATAAGGAATACGTCCAACTATTAGGACAATGGGGAATGCTTATCATGTCGTTTTATTTCGGCGGCAGGACGTTAGAAAAGATCATGGGTGTTAAAAAATGAGAGAGAAAACAATCTGTTTTGTTACAATCCTTGTAAGCATCACATTGTCGTTAGTGATGATCTCAATGGTGGGTGTGTTCCTTTATGGGCTGTTTATGCCTAACAGCATCATCAATAATGACGATGTGTTTCCCATCATCGGGCCAGCCTTTAACACGATTGTCGGCGGGTTTATCGGTATCCTTGCAGCAGTCAAAGTCACGGAGCATATTGAGAAATGACGCATCTAACTGAGCATTTCACTTTAGAGGAATTGACGCATTCCGAAGTAGCTGCTAGGAATGGATGGGACAATACGCCTAACGGCGACGAAGTGGCAAACCTTACTCGGTTGGCGCAACTGTTGGAGCAAGTCAAAAAAGCCGTCGGTGGTAAGCCGGTAATGATTAACAGCGGGTTTCGGTCAAAGCAGGTTAATGACGCGGTAGGCTCAAAAGATTCAAGCCAACACCGTCTAGGTTGCGCGGCAGACATTCGCGTCCCCGGCATGACTCCTAGACAGGTTGTAGATGCTTGCATCATGTCCTCGGTGCTGTTTGATCAAATCATCCTAGAGTTTGATGCGTGGACGCATATCAGCGTGTCTAATGATCCAACATTAGCTCCTCGGCACAGCAGGCTGATAATTGACAAGCAAGGAACTAGGCCGCTGGTGTAACTTTTTTTCCAAATATCCACCGCAGTTGTTGTTCAGTAGGTTCGCGTTGTTGGGTATCAGGACATGACCTAACCTTGCACCACATGACTTTGTCGTTCTTTCGGAACGCCACGTCACAGACTTTGCAACGCTCATAATTTTCCATCATCGTCCTTCATCTGATAGATACAAAAAAATTTCAGCGATGAAGCGACTTTAACAAGTTCATCCGCAATATCGCAAGCCTTTGCCCAATCCCGCGCTAGCAAAGCTGAATGCGCTTGCTGACGTAGTTGAGCAATTTGAATGATGCCGTCTGCATAGTCCATCATGGTCAGTTTCCAATCCAAATCAGTGCGCCAATAATAGCAATCCCTAATCCCATCATCATCATGGCAGCACAGGCATCTTCAAGCCACAATCGTTTGTCATTGATCGGATCAGCGAACATAACGAACACGCCAAACGATACCGCAATCATAAAAAGCCCACCGAAAAAGATCATGTTTTCCCCTTGTGATAGTTTTCACGGCACAGCACGCGGTGACACTCTTTGCACCAAGACGAGAGCGTTTTGAATTTCGTCAAACTGAACTGATCCGATTCCTTTATCGTTTTGCATTTCGTGCATTCCGCTGGATGCCCTTTGATTCGCCATCGTCGCTGCTTCCGCATCTTTGAGTTCCTTTAATTTCTTGTAATTGATTCGCCAAATCATGTGTTTAGAGCGAGTTTTGCTGTTCCATTGAAGTTGTAAACCCATGCGAAACACTAGACCATCGCGCACCATGCCAGTCATGTAACGGGTGATATTGCCAGCATCGTCGTTAAGCACGATGGCGATGTTCGTTGCGGTCAGTTCCATATCCCGGCGCAAAACTTCCTGCATCCCTTCAATGATTTGACGGGCACGTGGTTTCATTTCAACGACGAGGTGAATTTAGGTATGCAAGTCACTTCCACGACTGAAGGGATCATGTGACCATTGACCTTTCGATTTGTAGTGATGACCATCGCCCTTGTGCCCGATCCTTCGCATTCATTGATTGCTGCAATGACCTGCATCCGCGACATGGGCGACACTTCTTTATCGACAAGCAGCATCGACGTACCATCTGCTGCACAGCCTGTAAGCAATAAAGCAAGACAAAGCATTTTCATTTTGCCACCTGTATCAATGTTTCGCCCTGTTGCTGGCGGGCGCGGTTGAAGATTACTGTTATGTCGGTGTGGCTTGATTTGGTAGGCGTAAAATGCCCATCAAGGATGTAGAGATTTCGTTCCCGCAGGTACTTGATGCACTCTTTTCGCTGTTCATCGTATCGACGCGGATCGTGTGGCCTCCAGTTGTCAACAGGAATCAAATCAGGCTGCAATGCGTCGTAAGTCATCATCCAGTTGATTGCGTCAGCTATTCTCATCGTCATCCTCCGGTAGAAACCTGCGTCGAGCAGGGTTGTTTTGCCAAAAGTAAAGATTAAACCGAAAATTGCGGCGCTGTTCTGCTGTGATGGTGTTGGTGAAATAAGTTTGTGAATTGTCGTACATGGATTTAAGTAATTGTTTTTTAAACCGATCCCCTTCCATACCTAACAACTCAACAAAGTGCTGTGCGCCTTCCATTAGAAACATCATTGCATCGATGGCTTTGTCTTGTGATACGTCAACCTTGTGTCGCTCCGGGCTTTTGCGTTTGACCGGCTTTAGACACGCATCAAGCACCGCAAGACTTACTACATTCGCAAGCAGTTGTGTGCAGGCTACGGTTTGCGCCGCCTCATCCATTGTCGTTTTCTTTCACAAAGATGCCATCAACCATTTTGCCTTTGCGGTATCGGATTTCCTGCCATACAAGATCGAGGCATTCTTCGACTGGCATATCAATCTGCGCAGCAATGATGGTCAACACGACCATAATGTCGCCAATTGAATCAACGATTCGGTCTATGTCATTGCGAGCTACGCCAGCAGCAAGTTCGCCGGATTCCTCAAGCAGCTTTACGACTTGCGCTTGCAGGGTGCTACCTTTGACGAGGTTGCGATCATTTGCCCATTCACAAATTTTTCCGAAATAATCGTAGTCCATTGTTGTTCCTCAAATTGGTGGGGTACTTGTTGTGTTAGCCCGATTTTGCAAGGCAAGTTTGCATATCGGTTGTCCTACTGCCGGGATTGCTAACCAACTTTCCCCCGTTGATCAGAAAGGAATCGAATCTTCCATGTCGGACAAATCGCCGGGATCAGCCTTTTTCTTTTTAGGCTGGTCTTTGTTTTTGTGTTGCATTGAGCAAGACATAAACTTGCCTTTAGCGCCTTCACGAATCCATGCACTAACCCATACAGGTTCGCCGTTCATGTCCAAGCCATCGCCACGATAGTCGGGATGGTTGTCTGCCTCTTTTTTCAAGTTCTTGAACAGCGTGAACGAACCGGGTTTTGGTATGTAAGCCATCATTTCTTCCTTATGTTGTCAATCATTTCGGTTACTTCATTTAAGAACTGAGTTACTGCTGCTTCGATTTCCTCGATGCGCTTGTCATCGCGGTCGAACCTATGCACAAACAACTGTAGATCGTCAGGCAAACGCGGATCGTATGACACAAAGTCGCACCATTCCCGACCGGTGCAAGCCATTTGCCACAGCATCTGATTTTCGTACTGCTTGGGTTGTTTCTTGTCAATCAGCGTTTGCAGGTGCGTAGCCGTCTTAGGGCACTTGATTTCCACTAAGCCATTGGTAGACACCAGTCCATCAGGTGAAGCTGCGCCGCGCTCAATCGTCGGATGCAGCACGATTCCGATTTCGTCCACCGTCCAATCGCAAGCGAGTTCGTACTCGGCGCGGGCAAACTTTTCTTGTTCCGTTCCCCATTGCATTGCAGCATTGGTGAAGCCGGATTCCTGCGGCTGTTCCGTCAGAATCTCAGCCACAATCTGCGCCCTGTAATCCCGATAAGCTGCTGTGGTCTTGGATGCCATCACATCGTTGATTCGGCTGGCTGTGACCTTACCGGCGCGGGCGGCAAGCCATTCGGGACTACCCTGCGGCATTGACAAAACTTTCATGCTTCCCCCAGTTCTGCCTTGCGGGAATTCTTGGCGGCGACAATTGCTGTCATGGCTTCGTTATCGTTAACTTCTTTGGCGGATTTATAGGCGACCGTATAAGCCGTTTTCAGCGCATCCTGTGTGGTAACTGCAGCGATAGCGTCCAAGTGCGTGTTGAGCGTTTCTAAGCGTTTCTGAGGGGCATTCTTACCGCTTGCCGCATTGCCGTCATCGTCCTCGGGGGCGACACCGCAGGCAGCGGCAAGGCTGTACCGGCGGGCATACGTCAAGGCGCTTCCGTAGCCTTGGGCATCAGCCTTGCTGACCGGCAGGTTAAGCACCCCACAGGACAGCCACTCACCGGAGGCGTGAAGCAGGATCGTTTCGACGCGCACTTCGTCCTTGTCGGATGGCTCGACCCGCTGAATGTAGCTCAACCCGCATTGACCAAAGGCGGGACGGATGGCCTCAACCACCGAGGACAGATCGGCGTACTTGGATTTGAAGAAAGGATTGTTACTATCCTTGATTGCGCCCTTGATGTTCATTTGCGCCATTGCCAGCGCGGTCGCAAGATTTGCGATGGATTCGGATTTGTTCATGCCAATACCCCCGTAACGATCAGTAAAAAAATGATGGTGAAGCCAATAGCTACTGCGCGGTCGCCGCTCATATTCCAAGCCTCCGATTAGCACGTTCGTATTCAATATCGCCTACATCAATCCACCGTTCCCATTCGCGGGATTTCATTTCGCGGTCGGCATCAATTTCTTCTTGAGTAGCGGTGCGGCGAAAGTGGATGCCTTCAGGTTTGCAAGTACCCCAATCAAGTCGCTCTGTATTGCAAAAGATAGGGAGGAATTTTCCCGTCACAGCCGACACAACAACTTTGCGATGGCAGGTGCTTGCTTCGGGGTTGTCGGGGTTGAGGCGAAATGATGAGCAGTCTTTGCAGAGATTCATGGTTGTTCCTTTAAGCAAGCAGTTCGCAAGTGGCGATGCGTTTTTTTGCACCGATCTGCTGAGTGGCAAAATACTTGCCGTTGAATGCTTGGCGTTTTGCACCGGTGCGCGATTGTTGATAGTTAGGTGTCTCACCATCGATAAGTAACACTTCTTTCACCTGCGCCATCGCATCCGATACTCGTTCAGCAGCAGCTACGATCTGCACGCTGCGCCATCCGGCGGGTGTCTTGACGCTAGATTGATATTTGATCTTTACAAGCTCTTGAGTAGTAGTCATTTGTTGTCTCCTGTTGTTGTCAATTAGTGGGGGCTTGCGCCCCCTGTTTCATTAGTATTTTGAGATTTGATATTTATAACGAGTTGTCAGTTCAACCATGCGTTTTCTAGCAGACTGATAATCCGGATAGAAAATTGGCCTACTGGTATCTTGCAGGTCGTCTGCATCGCGCTCAGAATCCGGTAAGCCAGTTACTTCATTGAAAACCAACCATGTACTGTCTGCCTGTTGCTCCATGCTTGCAAATTTGTTTGAATAAGTTTTCATTTGTTGTCTCCTATTGTTGTCAATTAGCGGGGGCTTGCGCCCCCTTGTGTTAGTTAGCTTGCACTTTGGCAATACGTTCTTTTGCAGTCTTGTATGCCCACAATGTAGCGGCATCTTGACTAGCAAATGATTTGCTGCGTTGTTGCACACCAAACTCTTTCCACTCACCATTCACTCGGCGAGTGTTTTGCACATAAGCGCGAAAGTCTGTGCCGTTGTCACAGAACACAACGGCATATCCAATTTCACGACCTTTGAAATCTTTCTTACCTGTGGTTAGAAAGTTTGCTATCGGGTTGCTGTAGGTGGTTTGCATTTGTGTCTCCTTTGTTGTTGTCAATTACTGCAAAACGAACTTTACACAGTTATTGGCTTTGTTACGAAAGTTGCAAAGGAAAATTGTAAAGAAATGTTAACCACTTTTATTGTCAAGTTAACTTACCAAATTGCTCTATAATTTGCTTTGCAAGTTACCTTACAGGAGGCAGTATGGACGTTAAGCAAGCAGAGGCACACTTTGGAAGCCGTAGGAAGCTGGCAGAGGCGTTAGGCATCACTTCTCAGGCAATTAGCCAGTGGGTCAAGCGCAAACAGATACCGGAAGGCATAGCGTACAAGCTAGAAGTCATTACCGGCGGCGCTTTGAAGGTCAATCCGAATGACTATATTTCCGTCAAGCAAATGGTGGCAGAGATCGTCCCACAGCAATGAGAACGGCCTACGAGACACAAGCCGACACGGACAGAGAGAATGCCATTGCCGAACGGTTTGCGTTTGCGTGGGGCTGTAAATTCGTTTCTATGCCTCGGTTCTATCCTGTGGATAAATTGATCTTAAAGGACAAGCCGCGGGCGTGGGCTGAGATAAAACGCCGTTACCGTAGTTTGCGCCAGTATCCCGACGTTTGGCTAAGTCTGCATAAGACCATCTACGGTCAACAAATGTCACAGGTCACAGGACTGCCGTTCTTTTTCCTAGTGCAGTTTGATGATTGTCATGCGTACACAGAGATAGCTGGCAAGTATCCGGTGGGCTACGGCGGCAGGAAGGACAGGGGGGACTGGCAGGACATGGAAGCGTGTATCGAAATACCTGTTGACAAGTGGAAAGTTCTCAAATAATGTGTCGGTGTCCGAGAGAAAGATCGGCCGCGTGTGGAAGCGCGAATAGCAGAACGAAGAACCCCTTAGCATGGGTTTCGGTTGTTCGGAGTTTGTTCTGCTGCTCCCTTCCACCGCGACCTGAAACCCATGCTAGGGGGTTTTTCTTTTGGGCTACACCGCATTGGGCAATGAGAGCAACAGCGATGCGAGTGGAAAGCGCAACTGGTGGCTAAGGTCTGAAACAGCGCATAGAAGGGCGGCGAAGTTAGCACCCTTGACCGAAAGGCTGACGCGTGTCGCGGCTCCGAAGAGCAGCTACTAAAGGGCGCACAGGCTAAGGCTACGTGCGCTCACCAAAGAGCAGACAACTACTAAGAGATACTATGAACCTTATAGAGTTCGGTGACTGTAGGGAAACGATGCGAGAGTGGTCGCGTCAAGGTGTGAAGGCTCAAACGTGCGTTACA